GTCAGCACTTGGCTTGTAATCCTGCAGCGAACCGGCGGATGTTTGCCAATCGCGCAATGACTTTTGATCGCCGAATTGTTTCAGCTGGTCTGCTCGGCCGCCCATATCGACGGCGTACTGATTCGATGTTGCAGCGTTACTTAGCGCAGCATCACGAGCTTGACTGCCGGCACCATAGATCCCCTCGGCCGCGTTCTGCAACTTGTTGTAATCTTGGTTCCCTGCAATCGTCAGGGTCATGTTGTTTTCTTGGCCACGGTCAACCAGACCGGTCTGCGCCGCACGCTGCGCCGCAAGCGAGCCGCCAAGGGCGTAATCGGTCACGTCATAGCCACCAGCCGTGGCCGTGTCCGCGGAGAACGCGTCCTTTAGTCCGCTCCATACTCCGTCAATAGGGTTAGCGTTCGCGTCCTCATAGCCCCCGTTGTCGTAGAAATTACGAATGTCCTGCTGGCCTTGGGATAACTGAACCGGATCACTGTAGTTAGTTGGCATTTAGGTCATCCTTCCGGTTCCAGGGTTGTACCGGATACTACCACGGCCGGATGCTGCCGGCTCGTACTCAACGTCCAAGGAAATAACGTGGGAAGCACGCTCCCTGTTGCCTACACCCAATGGATTATCAGACCAAGCGAAGCGGAACTGGTTGCACTTCTGGCGAGCCGGAGCGTGCTCTAGCTCCAGGAAGTTTGAATTCACCTCATACCCGCTAGGAGTGAATGCCCCCGTATCGTCGGCGGATAAATTCCTTAGCTTCCCGTCGTACCAAACGCTAATTTTGGAAGCGATAAAATTAGGCGTACCCTGGTCTGTAGCGACCGTGGTGCGGACCCAAATTCGTTTCAGTCTTCCATGGACCAGGTCAATATCATTGGTTGTAAGGGTCATGAACCTGCAGCTCCCAAGATAATCGCCTAAGGTGTCAGTATCAGAGCGACGAGCGATACGGTAACCAGTGGGAATACTGCTAGCCGTACGAATAGTCGCTACCACCATGGTCGGCTCACTTGTACCAGCCGAAACGACTCGAGTAAGTCCAGCGCCAATTGCGTATTTCCCCATCGTAGCGATCGAAACCTCCTCGCGCCAGGCGCCGTAATCGAGTTGATAAACCCATGCGTTTTCCTGCTGTTGAAAAAACCAGACTTCATTCTCGAACGAGTCATAAACCGCGCCCATTACCCAGTTAGTTGGGTCGTAAACGTCGGGTTGACCAGCTAGCGAGGGGGAAGCAATAGAGCTCGGGGCTCTTCCAACGGAGTCGTGAATCGCTTGCGACTTTTGGATAACCTGAAACGTGCCGCGCTGGACAATGTAGATTTGCCCATCAAACGCTTGGAACATGATCCCTTCTGGCGTTTCAACAATCGATCGCCACGTTGGCGCGGTGATACGCTCGGTCAGCTTGCGCGGAGTATCGAAGGTACCCACGCCGAACGAGTCTGGGCCCTGCCCGGTGATTAGGTAAATACCATCCGAGCAAAACGCCAGGTAGTAAGTGTCCAGCGCCGAAACTGCATTTACGATTCCGGCCATTTGCACATAGTAAGCTGGGTTCTCAGGCCAGGAAATTTGTTCCCCATCGTAGAACAGGTTGGACAATTGAACCCGATGCTCATTCTCGAGACCGCCTGCAATCATTCGGTCGGAGCCGCGCCAGAGCGATCGACAAGGGGGAGGCCCCCACCATTCCAACATTCCCGAGTTTCCGCCGCGCTCGCCTTGCGTGTATAGGATTTCATTGCGAATCAATCCAGCGTCGTCAACAGCATCAGTAACTGGCGTAGCGATCATTCCGGACGGCAAAAACACTCCGTCAGACCCGTTGATATTGTAGAAGACAGTGCCATTGTTCGTGGTCCGGTACACCTTTATCATCGCACCGTTGAACTGGACATTGCCGCCTAGGTTTCTGTTTTCCCACGGATCATCGTACACAGAAACCAGATTAGTGCCCGCCGTTGCGTTAGTAATCGAAACCGGATCACTGGGCGGACTGCGGTAGACGTTTCCGGCTGAGTCGATCCATTCGCGAACGGTCACGTAGAGGTACTTCCCTGCCGCTGGTGTCGAGCCGGCGGCTGGGTGAGTGATAATTGGGTTGCGTGGCAGGTATTGCGCCCCAGGGCACGACACTTGGCCATTGTACTGATCTGGGTTGCTAGTGGCGAAAATGGTCGAATCGTTCCCGTGTGCCTGCTGCAAAATGTCTGGTAAAAACCGGTCTATCTTTCCGAGTATTTGGTCAGCAAACGCGTGGGTGACGAGGTAGACGTTCACCGCGTCTGCGTTCGCATCGGCGTAACGGTTGACACACATAGCGGTGAGTATCCCGGCTTTGCCGCCTAGCCCTGAAGTCGTTGCAATCGGAGCATTGACCGCGCCAGTCGATCGCTCGAGTGGAGCGGGCCCTGGCTGCGCGCCTCGAAATGCCCAGTGAGTGGCCCTCGGATAGTTCGAGTTTCCCGCCCAAGGGTTTTCAGTGAACGCAGTGCTTCCCTCAGTTAGGTGCACCGCGCCTCGCATCGTTCGCCCTGAACCCTGATAGCACCACAGGCTGGCCACAGGAATAAGCGGAGTCGCGTCCCACTGGCGATAATAGGGCTTGGACGCTGGGTGAGAACCGAACGAGTGGAAGCAAATGCGATCGACCACTCCGTTGCTTCTAACTGCCAACGTTGCGCTAGTACAGACCACGGCGTCGGTAGTTAGTGGCTCGTGGTAAATCGTAACCATCGCCCCTTCTGGTCGTAGCCAACCAGAGTTAGCCCAGGACTTTACGCCAGCACGCCAGGGGGCAAACGATGGGGATGCTGTCAATGCGTTCGTTGAGATGTAAATCAGCGTTGGCGCTGACACTTGAGTAACTGAGGAGTCGGTGAATATGTAGGCCGCATGCATCCAATTGGTGGCGCTGGAACGGTAGGCGACCTGGACTAGTCCAGTGGTAATCCCAGAAGTAACAGAGCACCCCATTGTTCCGTTGATAGGGGTAAAAACGAACGCGCCGGACTGAAGCAACGACCAGCTAGAAGTATCTAGCCACCAATACTGTGCCGATGGCCCGACAATTATCAGACGTTCCGTTGCCCAGTCGTATGATGCATCTATCTGCGTCCCCGCTCCAAGCGCCAGTCCCCCGGTGGTGACGAAAGCAAGCTGAACAAGCCCCATCGGAGACTCGTATTGGAACCCAAAAATCCCAATAGTGTTGAGGTTGACCCAGGCCACGACGTAAGGCCCAGCCGTGACCGGGTAGACCCGCTGATTGATGGGCGTACTGGGCGCCTTGAAACCCTTGGCTTTGACTTTCATATCACCGCCAGTAACGAGCGCCCATTGCAGATCGGAGTCCAAGAAAGTCCCGACACCATAACCAGCGAACTGGCGAAGCCCCTCAGCAACGACAACGTAGTCACCCGTTCCGAGGTCCATCACTCCCGGGGAGTTGTACGAGTATTGCTCGCTCGTGAATATCGGCTCCGAACGAGCCGCCTCATCCCAAGTAATGAACGATTTTGATTCATCCGGATCGACCCAAAATGACCCGCTAGCTCCATGCTCAGCGGCTAGTACGCGTGCCCCGTTCTGTATTGATCTATTATGGCGACTGACCACGAAGGGTATTTGCGATGGGGTCAGTCCGTAAGCTACCGGAACAAGTGTGGCGTCCGGAGCTACCGCTGTGGGCATTGCGATCGTGCCTGGACTTTTCTCGACTCTGTCGACCGCTCCCATTCGTGCATTGATAAGTCGGGCGACACGAGGCTGACCCCCATGCTCGTCCGGCGCCTGTGAGAAACCATTTAGCGCGACCTTAGCTCTAGGCATAGGAAACCCACTGCGTACCAGTTGACACGTAAACTCTGGTCCGATCTGAAGCTGGGCCCGAATCGGTTGAGGCTCCGTTTATCTGACCGTTTGCAACCACAATCAACACGGTCGGTCCCCCCTGTTTTATGACCATGATTTCGTCGCTCGCGTTTTTTGGGTTCGGATCGGGGAATTGAATCGTGCTGCTCCAAATGCACAGTAGGCAATCCCACGATCGAGCGGCCTGGATCGGGGAAGCCTGTACCGTGCGCCACTTCGGCCGCTTTTCGCGGTCTAGAATGTCAGCGATTTCACTAACGTTCGCATCGAGCTCGGTTAGGCCCATGCGCGCAGCATCGTCCTTTATATCCGTGCGCGGACCGAGTCGTTTCATGCGAGCCATTATCGGTACCTTCCCCGAGTGTCGACTCTTGACGCTCTGCCTGGCGTGCGACTCTTGGAGCGCCTAAGAATGTCCGAGTAGCACTCCTGCAGCTCGGCTTTGCGCGCCTGCCATAGATTTACATCATCATCACGAGTCGCAAGGCGAACGCCACAAGACTTGATTAGGTACTCGTTCATGCCAAAATCGGTCATGATTCGATCACCCGCGACAAGGTCACCTCCCATGATACTAAGCCCGCATACCCTAAAATCGCGAGCAGCGTTATTAGGCGGCATGACCATGATGCGCATGACCTGTGCGGACTCGCTCCCTGAAGAATGACCAAAGTCGACTCCAGCTAGACACCATGCTTGCGGTAGTGAATTTGCGCTCAAGTCTGACCAGTTTAGAGCATCGTCAAAACTAACCTCACGCAGCTTTACCCAGGATGATCCGTTCTTCATCATTACCGAACGAATGATGGAGCTAGAGCTTAAGAAGCTTCCGGCGCCAGACAGGATTGTACCGGGGAATGTTCCGGTACCGACCGTGCTAGGCCCGATTGCGGTACAGGTTTCGCCAGTTACCGATAGAAATAGTTCACTACCGTCAACGGTTATCCTTTCCCGCAACTCCCGCCAAGCATCGTTCAGCCAGCGGATGATTTGCGTTGACGGGTGCCGAGCCGTGAATCCTTCGATATCGTACCGAGTACGGACATCGCTTTCGAGTTCTGTCAGTGTTCGATAACTCACGGCTCGGTCCTTTCGTTAGCAACAATCCATCGCGGCCTTGAATGCCTTGGCCGCTGCTTCGTCATCCTCTGAAGCGATCGCCGAGCGAAGCTCGCTCATTGCCTCGACTAGTCCGGGTGAATCCTCCGACTCCATTGAGTCCCCCTCTGAATCCATTGCCTCATCAGCCTTAGCATCGTCGTGCTTGCCCTTTCCGAGCAATACCGCGATTGATAACCCCGGTTTCTTCGGCATGTTACGCCTCCACTTCGATCCGAATCAGCAGAGCGTCACCACTTGCCGGATCGGTTGCTGCCGCTGCGTTTGTACCGGCGAGCATGGTAAATGACGCGGTGCCAGCCGCCGAATCAATCGCAACTAGGTTCCATCCGACCACTGTTTGAGCCGGTGAGATAGCGCGGACATCAATCCACGCTCGGCGCCCTTTGGGAAATGTGATTGCGTAAAGACCCGCTGAGGTACGGGAAATTGTGAAGCCCGGATCGTCGAATCCGTTCGATGGCGGCCTACTCGCTGTCACAGTAGCCTGCGTCGGAGCTCCCGTTGAGCCGATGGCGACGCGTTCGCGGAATACTACCACGAGCCGGCAACTTGCAGTCTTCGCCTTGTTTGCGTCAGGCGCGGACGCTGCGTGTATACTCATGATTTTTTCTCCTAGAAATCAGCCGGGTATCAGCGGTGCAAGGACCAGGAGCACCGCTGATACCAAGCCGAAATCGTTATGGTGCGGTGGTGCGTCCGAGGTATCCGGGAATTGCCATCACAGCCGGGTAGGCGCCCAGCCGGTGTTCATAGTCGTTGCTCCCGACCTTACGTAGCATGTCGAGCCCGTCGCCCTTGACTACCGCGGGGAACTCCTCGGGCGTGTTGAGCGTGAACGAATCGGGATCTCCGAGAGCCAGAACGTCAGTCGGTCCGACGAAACGATCGGTCATTACATCGACCTCAGTTCCACCGGCCACAACTTTGATTGCCTTGTATCCGAACGTGCCAACCGTTCCGATGCGGTCGCTTGCAATCGCTCGTTGCTCATACGAATCGGCAAGGTCTTGCCACTTCTCCGGGTTGACAAATACGACCTTGGGCGCTCCGAATCCACGATTTGCCATGCGAGTAACGAGCCGCTTGATCCGTGACTCGAGAGATAGACCGGCAATCTCGGCCGCGGTCATGCGCACGCCGCTCAGAGCGATGATGTCCTGCGTGCGGTCAACGCCGTTGTACAGCGTTGCACTTGGATCGGACGCTGGACACCAGTCGCCAAAGCCTTGACAGACCGTGTTCGGTGAAGCAGTGCCGCCGAAATCGCCATAGCGGAAAGCGTACATCGTTCCGGTCCAGCCAGAGGGAGTTCCAGCGGAGCCTCCATCGGTAGCAGAAACGGTGAACGTTCCAACGTTCTGGTTGACGCCGATGATGTACCCGATTGAGCCCGAGCCTAGCAGCGCATGGCCAGTCGCGGAGCCGTCATTTGCCGATGCATTTACGAGCATCCCAATCTTGTAGTTTACGACATCATCGGAATTCACGAGCGTGCAAACACCGGACGACTCGGTAAAGCTTCCGAGATTGCGAGCCGAGCTTGACAGCAAGTACTTACTAAACGTCATGGACCAGCTGGTGTACAGCGAGTCGATTTCGAGAGCTACGGTGTCCAGGTAGGAGCCGCTTCCCGCGCTCAGTTTCATTAGCTTGTCGCTGATATCGCAAAATGCGAAGTACTCGCCCCAAACGACGTTCCAGTCTTGCGACTTGGTATTCCCGCCGGTTGCGCTCGCGGCGGTACGACCAGGGGTAAACCCGCTGGAAAGCCCCTGCGCGGAACCGTACACGCAAGGCGCGATTAGTCGCCGACCGGAGCCGGATTCTACACCAACGTTTTTCTTGATGTAACCGAGGAACGGAAAGTCCTTGTAAAGGAGCTTCTGAACCCGCTTAGAGCCGGGCCCGTAGTTGTCTTTCATGAATGCGTCGAGAGTTGTGATTGTAGCGGACATGGGGATAACTCCATGGCGCTTTCCGAGTCTCTACCGCGGTAGGAAACCATCTTCGCGAGCTGCAACGACCAATCGCTTTTTCCAATTAGCCATTCGTGCATCATCGTCCAAGTCAGTATCCGGTAACGGGGGAGCCGGCTGCGCCTTCTTGATGAACTTTCGTTCATCTTTCGCGGACGATTTCCCTGTCCGGGCGGTATCCTGAGGCTCTGTCGCGGCCCCGACGCTACTCGGGAGTTTCGGCGTTGCTCCGTCGCCCAACACTTTCGACCACTTCTCTAGCCATGGTCGCAGCTTTTCGATCAATTGTCCAGCCGCTTCGGCGGCTGATAGTTCCTCGCCTGATTTGTTGTAGGCATCCAGCTGGATTTGCATTACCCGTTCAGTGAAATCCGGGAATGTATCGACCGCCGCGGCGTGAGTCGCGTCCCCGGCTTTCAGCTCAGCGCTGAGAGCCGAGCAGTATTCCCGACGCTGAGCGGCCGTAGTTTGCTCGGCTTGGGCTTTCTGCTCAGCCGCGGCACGCTCCTGGGCGGCCTTTTCCTGTTCAGCTTTCCAGCGTTTCAGGGCCACTACTTCAGGGTCCTGGCCCAGTTTCTGCTTTACCGCCATCTCCGACAGTGATTCCAGGTCAGCCCCAAAAGCGTGTTTCAGTGCCGATTCGATATCGCCCGATTCCCAGGCTTTCCGAGCGTTCTCATAGGGTTCAAACCGCTTAGCTACTTCAGAGGCTAATGTGCGTACTTCATTGTCGCGCTGCATTGTGCGAGCTTCGGCCTGGCGAATTCGCTCCTTCGATTCCTTTTCGTGCTTTCGAAACTCAGCCCAGCGAGCTGCAGGAATCTTCGTCCCTGCCGGGTCAATGCCAGCGAGGCGTAGCGCACCCTCGAAGTCACCAGACTTGAGCAGTCCGGCAAGCTTATCGCCGTCAATCGCCACGGGCTTTGCCGGTTCCGCTGATGCAACGGCTGCGGGCTCGGCGGGTTTTGCGGATTCCGTAACCGTTGCCGGTTCTGTTTTCTGCGCGCTTGCCTCGGCTGCCTTTTCGTACTTCGCTAGCTGTTCACGCTGATTCACGGGAGGGGTAAACCCTCCGGGCGACTGCGTGACGGTTCCCGATTCGGCGCCTGAACTCACTGGTGTTTCTGCTTCGCTCATACTGGTGCTGGTCCTTGTGGTTGCATCGGTGGTGCTTCTGTCGCTCCAACGTTGATAGCTCGCGATCCCTGTGAGCGTAGATCAGCCATGCGTTGCTCGCGTTTCTGAATCTCACTGTCGGCTATTTCGATCCAGCGCAACATCAGGTCCTGAGCTTCGTCGGGCGCTTCGTCCATCTGCGCTTGCATATAGGCCTCAGCCACTTGAAGCAACGCGTCCTCGAGTCGCATCCAACGAATTGGCGGGCGGAATAGCGGAACACCCGGACGCAACTCACCCGAGTCGAATTGTTCGGGCGTAGCATCGAGCCAGTTTTCAATGTACTGCGAAACGAGATTGCGCTGTCGGCTTGTGCCATCGAGCTCTCCCGGAAGGTCCTTGTAGCGCTGGACAGAGGCAAATGCATCCTGAGAGAGCATTCCGGCCGCGTAAAGCTCCTGAGCGGTTTGCATGCGGTCCGCAGCCGTTCCCTTTAGTGACGGCGCCTCGCCGATTCGGATAGCGTACAAGTCATCGTCCAGGTCAGCGTCCTGCCATTTGATCGTCTTCAAGAATCCTTCGCCCGGCCACTTTGCAGCAAAGTCTTTGTCTGCCTCCGCCAGTTCTCGCACGCATGCAATATCATGACGAGCTAGCTCGACGTACATCGATTGGTATGCGCGCCAAGGTAGCGAGAATCGCTCGGACTGAATGTCAGCGACCAGGCGAATCGCACTCGCGGCTTCGATACCTGGCTGCTTATTGGCCGTTGCCGACTGCTGGCTCACTCCAGTCATCTCGAAGGCCATGGATTTCTGCAACTGAACCCACTGCATGTGTTCCGGGCCAAACGGAGCCGCGTTCTGCACGATCGGCGGCTGCATGCCAGCGTATTCGGTAACCTTGCAATCCTCGTTGTCAGCAAGCTTATCGGCTAACCCGGCGCCCTCTGGCGCAAAAATATGCGACATGGACGTCAGATGTATCGATCGACTCATTCGACCGATCACCGTGTTCAACTCGTCAGAAATCTCAGCCGATTCCTGAACTAGAGACGTGCCGCCGAATCCCTGCATAGCTCGGGACCAACGGATGATTGCGAACGGAAACGACGTGCGCTCCCACTTCTCTTCAACGAGCGGGGCGCCACTAGAATCAAGGGCCTTGACGTGCTTACCGGGCGAGTCTGGACCAGTAGGAAGCGTCCACCATTCATAGACCCAAACGCGCTCCACGACTTTGGCATCGACTTTTCCCGAGTAGGAGTCTTCACCCGGATCGCGAATACGCGCGCCGTCAATGTACTCCGCCGATTCTGGATGAATCGCTTTTAGATTGTCGCGAGTATCGCCGTAAATGTGCCAAATGTGCTTTGGGTTTCCGCGACTCGCATCGTTGCTGTCCGTTACGACTTCCCACGGCATCGGTTTCGTGTGGACAACTGCTCCCTGGTCTACGTCGGATTCAGTTTTGATAAATCCGATTTGGCAGACGGCGGCATCGCGGAAAGCGTGCGCGCCAAGTTCCCAAATATCAGCGTAAGGCTCTTGTCGTGTGCCCCAAAGGCCTTCAACAAACGCGTCGAGCTTCGGAGCTTTGCGCCGCGTGCGCCAGTCAGCGTTCGAACAGACGAATTGCACCTTGGGCTGTTGAGTGCCGGCTACTTTAGCCGTGGCAGCATCGACTAGCGATCGGCACAGGTTCCAACGAACCTTTACCTCGCCATCGATTCCGTCGACGTATAGCGGCCCGTTTGCTCGGTA